CACGCCGGGGATTCGACGATCAAGCGATTCGGCCGCTATTGGAATAAATTCCGTTGAGGAGGAAGGATTTGAAGGATTCGGCGAAGTTCCGCTTCCCATTCGAGGCCACGCTTGCAGGCCACGACCCGGACCAGCCGGGCCGCCTGGCGGCCGAAGATGCCGAATTCCGGGTCGCAGGAGGGAGAACCCTTGAGGAGCAGCGCGGCCGCTATCGGGCGGGATGCCTCGAGGATCTCAAGGGCCAGCCGAGCGCCGAGGACGAACTGCGGCGTGACATCCCGGCCGCTTCGGCCGACCGACTGCGTGACGACGCCCTTAGAGATGTAGGATGGCCGGCGCGGGCACGGCAGGCCGCCGAGCATCTCCGGGCAGGCATCTATGATACGGAAGCCCTGGACCACGAGGCCTTGCAGCACAGGCAGGGCGAAGGTACAGGGCCAGCCGTGGTAGAGACAACGCTTGCCGAGAAGGCAGGAACTACAGAAAAGTGTCAAGGTTTCGGCTTCGGGTTTCATATCTTAAAAACTTTGATCAAATCTCCACTTGGAGGCAAGCAGGTCGAGCGGGAATTCATTCTCGCAAGGGTTGCCGCAAGTGTCCACGGTCTCGCCCAAAAGGGCCCTGTAAAGATCTCGGTCGTCCGCCATCCCGAGGGAGACAGCGACGCAATCCGGCGCAACGCCATCAGCGTAATTCCTAAGAAGTTTCGGGACGGCCCAGCGGAACTCATCAAGCTGAACCCAGCCGGGGCCACAAGGATTTCGGTAGGGCCGGATGCCGCGGCCGCCGGTCACGTCCAGTATCTGGCGCCACAGGTTTTTATGCTTGGGTATCCCGGCATATCGACCCTGGGCGGAGAGCTTGGAATAGAGGTGCAAGCGACTGATTTCATTTGTTTTAGCCATTTTTTTCCTCCTGAATATAATATAAATTGCGGCGACTTCGCCGTCAAGGTAGGAGCATTAAAAATATAAAAATATATTTAAGAGTTGTAATTAAAAATGGAACAAAAAATGCATGGGGACGCCAAGGGGATTAATAACTACGGAATGAAACTAGTCCAAAATGTCGGAGAGACAAAAGAAAAATGACTAAGAAAAAAATAACCGGCCTAATAGGCAAACGCTATCCGAAGGTTGGCATTGCCTCTGTCAATCCTGCCAAGAAACGCCGGGGACCAGGCGTTCCATTTCTGCCGGGGCCCGACGCGCGCCGCTGGACTGGCAGACGAATCGATGCCGAGCGTCGGGAGGCGGAAAAGGATTTTCGCCTTCAGCTTATTGATATTTCCCGGGAACGTTGTTCCGGGACGGATGAGCACGGAAAGGCTATAAAAGCCTCAAAGCTGGAAATGCTTGCCAGGGTTTACTGGGGCAAAGCGCTGGCCGGACATATCGATTTCGGGAACGCTATCCTAGACCGCATATTTGGCAAGCCGGTCCAGCCCGTCACCGGTGATTTGAACGTCAACGCAAAACTCTCCTTGTCCGACTTCAAGAAATCCATGAAGGGGTTAGGCAATGAAGAATGAAGTCTTGCATCAGGATGTTGGCGCCAACCTTATGATCGAATATCGCCGGGATCCGGTCTTCTTCGTGGAGCACGCCCTGGGACACCTCACGTGGTCAAAACACCGGGAAGTCCTGCGGTCCGTCCGAGACAACGAGAAGACAGCCGTCCGGGCGGCTCATGGTACGTCCAAGACATTCAGCGCGGCCGAAATAGCAACATGGTTTCTGAACTGCTTCGACAATTCAAAAGTCATCTCCACGGCACCAACTCATACACAAATGAAAATGCTTTTGTGGTCGGAGATTAATGCGACTTACGCCCGGAGCCGGTTCGAGCTTGAGGGCGAATGCCTCATGACTGAAATCAAAACGGATGCAGCAGATCACTACGCAATCGGCTTCTCGACGGACAAGCCAGCCCGGGCCGAGGGATGGCATGCGCCGGCCATTCTTTTCATCTTCGATGAAGCGAAGGGCGTTCCTCAATGGATGTGGGATTCAGTCCGTGGACTCATGACGGGCGGGTTCTGCCGATGGCTGGCGATATCCACGACGGATGGCGTCCAGGTCGGGGACCAATACTGGAAGATTTTTCAAGGCCAAAAAAGCGACTGGAACAGGATTCACCTTTCAGCGCTTGACTCACCCTATGTCACCGGGGAGAAGTTCCGAAGTATAGACATCCCGAATCTGGATCGACCGGACAGGTTCAAGAGAAGCTGGGTTGACCCGGTCAACCTATCAATCCAAATCGCGACACCTAAATATATCGACGATGGCCGGAAAGAATGGGGCGAAGATTCGGTCCTCTACCAAACGAAGATTCTCGGTAAGATCGTTGACGCCGGCGCTGACTCAATCATCAAACTCTCCCAGGTCAATAAGATGTTCGCCAACTGGGATAACGCGGGCTTCAATGCCGATGGGGCCGATGAGGGTGGAATCGACGTGGCCAGGGGCGGAACGGACGATACGGTATTCAAACACCGCAAGGGAATGAAGCTCATCGATTCAAGAACTATTTCAACGGCCAACCTTCCAGAGAAGGCTAAGCTCGTTTTCATCTCTGAAGAAGCCGAACGATTCTTCGCATTCAACAAGAAAACGTTGATCAAGATCGATGATACCGGCATCGGGGGCGGGGTCACGGACATTATGCAGGCGAAAGGATACCCCATCATGCCAGTGAACTTCGGCGGCGAGGCCAGCGACCCGGACAAATACCCGAATGTGGCCTCGGAGATGTGGTTCGAAGTTGGAAAAATTATTCACGAGATCGCGTGTCCGAAAGGCGATCGGCTCATGACAGAGCTCGTAAACAGGCGCTCAAAGGGCCTGGACAAGAAGGGCCGCCGGGTCGTCGAAAGCAAGGACGACTACAAGGTCCGGGGATTCCGGTCTCCGGATGAGGCCGACGCTTTCCTGCTGGCTTTCTATGAACCAAAAAGCAAAAGTAAGGAAGCCTATTTCGGCCTTACCAAGCATGAGGTCTATTGATGTCGATAATTAATATCATGCCCGGCGCCCGAAAGATCGCGATACTTGAGACCGAAGTCAAGCGGCTACGCTCTATCCAGGAGAACATGCTTATCGCCGGCGATGAGGAAAAACAGGCAAAATATAAGGGCAATAGTTACCCATCATACGAAAAGGCCGTTATTGAGATTTCAAGGAAATACCAGGGCATCGCTGATTGGGGCGTCCTCCAGACCGGGAACGTCATTGATCTACGGGCCGCGTTTACCATCGGCCAGGGATTGAAACTTACGGCCAAGACCGAGAATGCCGAAAATGAAATGGCCTTCGCCCAGAAATTCATTGAGGACAATAGCCTCGATCATGAACTCGCCCAGGATTTGGCAAAGGAAGCGGAGATCGAGGGCAAGATGCTGATCAAGTTATTTGCCGAGTCAGTTGCCGATCTGAATGATGAGGCCAAGAAGCGGACGAAGATCATGATTCGATGGGTGAGCTGGACGCAAACGAAATACAAAATCGAAACCGATGCGAATGACTACGCGAAAATAGAAAAGGCGAAATGGAAGGAAGCGGACAAGGCCGAGGAGACGCTTGAGCCGTCGGCCTTCGTCTATAAGAAATTCGGCGGACGCCTGAACATGCCGAATGATGCTATGCCGCGTGTCGGTAAATGCCTGACTCAGATCGACAATCTCGATAAGGCGCTTCGGGACTGGCGCGAAATCAATCGCCTTTATGCCGCTCCCACACCGGATTTCGAATGCGAAGATGCGGCCCAGGCTAAGACGATAAACGGGGTTCTCAATGAAACGAATTGGAAGGTCGGCAAGGCATTTGCCCATACTGGAAAATTCAGCTATGTGCAGCCGGACGCCTCCGGTCAGCAGGCGATTGAGAGCGAGATCATCACGTTGATGAAGATGATATCGGGGACGACGGGCGTCCCGATCCATTTCCTGGGCGCTCCGGAACTTACGACGAAGTACGGAGCGGCAAACGAAAGCCTACTCGAACTCATCGAGGCATCGACGTCAAAGGAGCGCGAAATTTGGAGGGGCGGATACCAGGAACTGATAACAAAGGCGATGCTGATATGGAATGCCAAAAGCAAATTGACGCCGCTCGATCCCACTAAGATCGGCGTTGAACTCGTTAGGATCACCCAGGCGCAATGGGATCGCGTTGAAAAGATATATCTGCCGATGTATTTGGGCAGCGCACTTACGCTTCCGGGATTGCTCGGGCAGGTGCCCGGATTTGATGTGGAGGCCGAGAAAAAACGACGCGATGAGGAAGAGGGGAAGGCGCTTGAAAAATTTACGAAGGAAGTCCCGGAGGCGGATGAAGGAGAAGAGGATGCCATACCCGAATGAACATTCATGTCGTATAAAATCACCTGATGCGTTTCAGTCGGACTCGTTTCATCGGATGAAGACCGGAATCCTTTCAATCATCAT